TGGGTCACCTCCCAACCAGCTATCTGCTTCCATCTCTGTTGGATAGGTCGGAGCTCCTGCTAATGCTAATCCAAATCTCCAGCCTGTGTACGCAGAACCGTGTGCTTGATTTAATCCTGGCATAGTTGTAGCGTTCTTCATAGCAGCCTTGTGAGTTTTATCCATTGGCTTCATTTTGCCTTTGGTTTTAAAACCTGCTCCTGATGTGTTTTCAGAAATGTGTTGATTTTTAGCTTGCAGTAGTTGATCTTCTAACTCTTTAATTTGTTCTGCTAACTTAAATGCTTTTAAATTCTTTTTAGGAGTGCTAGCGTTTACATCAGCTGTTGTATTTTGTTTTGTAATAATACCAACACCTGCGGCTTCTTCACCAACAGAAACTTCTTTTTTCTTTTTAACTTTTTCAGGAAACTGTTTTAAGAAATGTGCTACTAGATCAAAGAATCTGATATTTCTTCCGTTGTACTTTATCGGAGTATCTGCCGGCACACCAGCTGCCTCACTAAATTCTTCTCTATCACCTGCACGTACCGCCGCCCTAAGTTTAGTTGCAGAACTTAAACGCGGAGTAGGTATTTGTTCAATGCTGGCAAACTTGTAATAACCGTGATTGCCTTCTTTGCCGTTATATTTTTGTAGTGCGTTTACTAGCCAATCTTCATCTGTACAGACTTTTAGGTCAACTGCTTCGCCGTACTGTTTGTATACCTTAGAAACTAATGTAAATAGATTTGTTTCCGGAATAACATGTCCAGCAACTTCTGGCCAAATAGCTTCCATTGCTAATAACTTTGCATCATAAGGTAGAGGATCATCTGCACCTTGTGTATTCTGATTTGTTCCAACATAAAAATGATTAAATTGTGCGGCTGTTTCCCAAGCGGCTCTGTGGCCTTTATGCGGAGGATTAAAGCGGCCAAAGCACACGCCTACAGTTGTTGTAGCCTGTGTTGGATTTTCAAATAACTCTCTTAATTTCATGCTGTTAATGCTCCCGGAGCCCAAGTAGTTGGAACAATCTTTATATTACCATATTTATGCTGTTTTTGTGCATAACGAACATGTCCTTCGCCGTGCGTATCCCAGATTTCTTTACGAGGTTGCTGTTTAATAGCCGCATCAACTTCGTCTTTCATATTCCTAATGCCTTTAATTAGGAAGAACATAGCGTCTAAACCGCCGGGATATTGTTGAATCATACTAACAATGTGCTGTTGTTTTTTCTGGCTAACACCTTTAGTTTGCATCCAGTCTAAGAACGTTTTACCACTGATACTATCAAAGTCTTGTTTGCCAGCGGCATGTAAATTGCTCATTTGATTAAAGAACGGATAAAAAATACCATTTTTATCAGGATCTGGTAAACTGCTAATAAAGTTATCAACTGTTGCACCATATTGAGAAACGTATTCGATCATAGAGTCAACTGCTGACGTATCGAATGTAGGAGCAGAGTCAGTATAGATTGGACCTTGTACAATTAATCCAGGTGTTGTATTAAACATACTAAAATCGTCCATCGGTTCTTGCGCCCTATCTGGAGCACCAAACGACGGGAAGTAAGCATGACCAACAACCATAACTTGTGCTTGTCCGATGCGTTTACCTAATTCACTACCTGCATCAACATGATAACAGGTCTTTGATTTAGGATTAGGACAGAATGTCCAGATGCCTGCAGGGTATTCTTTTGATCTTTCTAATTTTTTAGGATTTGCTGGTTCAACACCAAATAAGTTATCAGCATAAACAAATCCTACAAAGTCTTTAGGAGTTGCGGCGTCAAACAAAGGATACAAGTTAGCAAAGTTTTTTGCAAATTCTTCTCTTTGTTTTTTCTCTTCTGGTGTTTTTGGATTACCACTTTGGTTAGCAATAAAATCAAATACGTCGTGTTGATTTTGTGCCTTAACACCTTTGCTCCACTGATTATGTCCTGCAAGTATCAATGGGCCATTTTTAGTTTCTCTCCCCCAGTATACTTGAGGATTGCCATCCCACTTTCTGCGTATCGTAGTAGCACCAGGCTTTTCGCTTGCAATTTCTTTAAAATGGCTCAGTGCTTCTAGTGTTCCAGCACTTCCTTTGAAAAATACTAAGTGTTCTGGATGGTTAAAAGGGCGCCCATACTTTTCCATGCTGTCATCAGCAGGATCTTGTTTGCCCTCTCTATAAAACAGTTCTCTTAGTAACACGATTAATCCTTAAGATTGTCTTCTTCAACTTGCTTGCAGAGTTCCTCGTGCATTTGCTTACAGACCTTCTTACAAGTTTCATCGTCGAGGTCTTCTGGTAAATGGCGAATAGGATATTGTTTGAGATACTCTTTATATCCTTCTAATGTTGCTTCTTTGAATAAATCCGGAGAAGTTTTTTTGTTCTTTTTGATGTTTTCTAAACATCTGTGGATAGCGTGATGAGTATGACGGCGGTAAACATCATCGTCATTTTTTATAAAAAATGCTAGATCTTCCGCTAGATCAAAATTTAGCTCAGATTGCCCGTCATCGGACATAGTGACAAAGTCTAAGTCGTTAAAATTTTTACCTTCAAGTAGTTCAACAATACGCATGATAAAAGCCCAAAAAATAGTATATTACACTAAGATGTGCAGATATATTATTTATCGCTTAGTGCTCGAATGGATTACGCTTTTACAATGCGCTCTATCTTGTTAATACTGCTACCTAAGTGCATTTTAGCCATAAGAACGTTCTTATCGCCGGTTATATAGAAGTATGTCCCGCCCCAACTCCTATCTCTAGATAGGTCTCTAACACAACTGTTAGTTAACTTAACTTTTTTGTTAGCTTGCGCCCATTCTATAAACGCTGTGTGCTCTTGTATAGTTTTACCTAAGGTAATTTTATATTCAAAATCAATCTTTGGTAAAATTACTACACCGGATTCTAAGCTAGCATTATCGGGCGGCTTGCTAATGTATTTTACTCTGTCCGGGTCTGTTTTTGATATTTTGTCTATATCTTGTTTGTTATTTGTGTAAATGCTTACACAAGGTGATTCAACACGAATATCAAAGTCTTTTAAAGATGAAACAATCTTTTGCAATTTAAAACAGAAGTCTAAATCATCTTGCGTTTTAACATTAGCCTTCCATCCTAACTGCCAGCTAGGTGTTGTGCTTTTTGAATTTAACAGATTAATTAGGTTAATGCTTCTGAGATCTTTTAATGTTTGTTGCATGTCTCCAGATCTAAAAGCATTAGCCGCAGGAACAACCAGTACAATTTTGTACTGGTATATTCCCCTAAATAATCGATTAGTTACCTTGTATAGCATCTGAGATAATATCCATAGGCACAGTAGAATCAACAGTTAACAATGGAACCTTTAATTCTTTACCTTTAGGAATGATAACAATTTTATCATCTTGGATTGTAATACTAGCAACGCCACCATTTTTTAGCTCACCAAACAACATCATCTTAGCAAGATCACGTTTAATTTCTTTATCAATAACGCGAGCTAACGGTCTAGCACCCATCTTAGGATCAAATCCTTTGTCTAACAACCATTCTGTTGCTTCTTTGTTAATTCGAATCTTAATACCTTTGTCTTTAACTTGTGTACGTAATTCGTCAATAAACTTAGTAACAACTTTAATCATTGTTTCTTTTCCAAGTTTATTAAATGTAACAATACCATCTAAACGATTGCGGAACTCAGGTGTAAAGAATTTATTAAGTTCTTTACTACTGTATTCTTTTTGCTGTGATCCAAAACCAATTGCATTTTTATCTGCTTCAGTAGCACCTGCATTAGTTGTAAGGATAAGAATAACCTGACGGCAGTCAGCACGTTTACCATTTGAACCAGTAATAAAGCCATTGTCCATCATTTGTAGCAACACAGTTGATACATCTGGATGAGATTTTTCAACTTCGTCAAACAGTAAAACAGCATTAGGGTTTTCTTGTATCTGAGTAATGAGCTGTCCGGCATTTTCTTCAAAGCCAACGTATCCCGGAGGGCTACCAATCAACTTACTAATGCTGTGCTTTTCTTGATACTCTGACATATCAAAACGTAGCAACTTAACACCTAAGTGTTTAGCAAGTGCTTTGGCGGTTTCAGTTTTACCACAACCTGTTGGACCCATAAACACAAAACTACCAATAGGTTTGTTTTCTGGTTTTAGGCCAGCTTGTGCAACAATAATCTTATCAACAACTTCTTGAACAGCAAGGTCTTGTCCGTATACTTCTTCTTGTAGTTTATCTTGAAGCGTTGCTAGGCCTTCACTTTGAGTTTCAGCAATAATCTCTTCAGGCATCTGAACGACCTTAGACAATTCGTGTTCAATTTCACGTTCAGTGACTACACGTTCGTCTGCTAGCTTTAGATTGAATCGCGAGCAAGCAAGGTCGATCAAGTCAATGGCCTTATCTGGCAACTTCTTGTCCGCTTGGAACTTGACAGATAATTTGATAGCCGCTTGAAGTGCATCGTCCTTGATTTTAACCTTGTGAAATTCTTCGTAGTACTTCTTAATACCTTTAAGAATCTGTAGAGTAACTTCTTGTGTAGGCTCGTCAACTGTAATGCGTTGGAAACGACGCATCAAAGCACGATCCTTTTCAAAGTGCTTTCGATATTCTTCCCATGTGGTACTAGCAACAACTTTAATGTTACCCTTGCTTAGTGCCGGTTTCATCATGTTAGCAAGATCGTTAGCAGAGTTACTTGCTGAACCAGCACCACTAATCATGTGTGCTTCGTCAATGAATAAAACAGTCTTACCTTTCTTTTGCAGAGCCTTAACAACTGCCTTAAAGCGTTCTTCAAAGTCACCACGATACTTACTACCTGCAAGCATAGCACTAATATCTAAATTGTAAACAGTATAATCCTTGAGGAAATCTGGAACTGCGCCCTTAACTATGTTGTAGGCAAGACCTTCGGCTATAGCCGTCTTTCCCACACCAGGATCTCCAACAAGAATTACGTTGTTTTTACTACGCCGGCCCATTGCCAGTGCAATATTTTCTAGTTCGTCGATACGACCAATAACAGGGTCAATTTTGCTTTTCTTAACTTGGTCATTAAGATTAGTAGTAAACGCGGCTAATGCTTTGTTACCTTGACCTTCGTTTTGTGGTTCCTCTTCTTCTTCAACAGTATTGTTAAGATAGTCTGCAAACTTTTCTTTATCTATTTCTGCTTTCTGAATATAGAAGTAAGCCCAGCTACGTTTCTCACCCATCATGGCAATAAAAACATCAGCAGGTTCAATTCGTTGTCTGCCATTAAACAGAACTTGTGTAAACGCACGATTAAGTACACGTTCTACAGTTTGTGTTTTTCTAGGCTTAACTACTACATCGGTTGTAGTAATTTCTTGGCATTTATGTTGCAAGTATTCAGCTAGATTTTTATTTAGGTCTTCTACTTTAGCTCCGTACCCTCGGATACTGTTGCTAAAAGTTTCATCTGAAAGCATAGCAAACAATAGATGTTCGATAGTTAAGTATTCATGATGTAATTTTTTTGCAGTATCGATTGCTCGTTCAAATACTGCTTGTAGACTATCGCTTGGTTCTACCATTGTTTTTCCTTTGTTGTTTTCTTGCTAATAGTAATTTTATTTGACTTACTTTGTTAGTAAACGTGATACCATTTAAATGATCTAATTCATGAAGAAAGCATCTAGCGTCTATACCAGTCAAAGTTATTTTACACTCTTTTCCAGTTTTGTCAAGGTATTCGACATCAATTTTATTTGGGCGTTTAACTTTTAACCAAAGATTTGGAAAACTTAAACAGCCTTCTTCGCTGTCTTGCTCTGTGTTACTTGATTCGATAACTTTAGGATTGAACATTGCTAAAGTTTCGCCAGTTGATTCTAATTTAATTACGAATACTCGTTTTAACAGCCCAACTTGGTTGCCGGCTAGTCCTCTACCGTGGAATGTTTTCATAATTTGAATCATTTCAGATTCAACTTCTTCTGCATTAGTATCAACAGAAAAATCCCATTCAACGGCTACTTGTTTTAATATTGGATTAGGATCTAGAATTAATTTCATCATTTAACATTCTAAGTTTGTCAATTAATAATGCATCGGTAATCTGAGGTGTCCTGAACTTTACAACTGAAACGAACCTTCCTCTATTGCGTGTGTGAGGATTTGTAAAGCCACCGCCGTGTTGTGCAAACTCAGTTCCAAAATCTACTCCGGGTCTAATATCTAATTCTAGTTCTTTTCCAGTAATAGTTGTTACTCGTTTTCTACATCCAATAATTGCTTCGATGGGGTTAATATAAATTTCTGTGTATAAGTCATCGCCTACACGTTGGAACCTGTCGTCGGGCATAACAACTACAGTAACGTTCAATGCGCCTTTTGGCACATTTGGTATACTATCATCGCCTAGGCCGTTGTAGCGAATGGTTTCTCCATGGCCAATGCCCGGAGGCAGATTAATAACCACTGTTTGTTGTCGTCCACTAGGTAGTTTATAATTGGCTTCTAGTTCTTTTCCAAGAAACGAGTCTAGCAGGCTAATTTGACATTGGATATTTAAATCTCGATTTCTTTGCATACGCCTTCCAAATATATCATGGAAGCCGCCACCGAACTGGTGACCAAACCCACCAAAGATATCGTGGAAATTATTAAAGTCCCCACTATTGAAATGGAATTGTGTTCCATTACCAAATTTTCGATGCTGGTCGTATTCGGCACGTTTGTTAGCATCACCCAATGTTTCGTACGCTACAGATATGTCTTTGAATTTGGCTTGATCGCCGCCTTTGTCAGGATGATGCTGATTAGCTAACTTTCTGTAGGCTTTTTTAATTTCGTCTTGGCTAGCAGATTCGCTAACACCTAAGGTTTGGTAAAAATCAGTCATGGTCGTAAAAACAGGTCAAGTAAAAAGTATAATACACTATTTACTTTGACCTGTCAAGCCATTTGAAATTTTGATTATTTCTTTTCTGGAACTTTTTCGCCTTCTACTTTCTTATGGACTTTGATTTTTTTGCAAACTTGTTTTTCAGAACCATCTTTGTTCTTTACAACGTTGCCTTTCTTGTCCTTAGCAGGTTCGCAAACTTCTTTAGTTTCGCCGCCTGCAAATGCTGTAGTTGCTACTGTTAGTGCTAAAAGTGCTAATAATTTTTTCATGTTAGTTTCCTTTATAAAACTGGATCATCTGTTGGGACGATTTTTTTACCGCTTGCGGTAGTTGCTACCTGGCCTGCATTACCAAAGCCACCTCCAAAACTTGGGGCTGGTGCTGGGCTAGGTGCGCTTCCAAAGCCGCCTGAGCTAAAGCCTCCTGGGGCGCTTGGTGCTCCGAAACCTGACGAAGCTGGTGCCTGGAAACTGCTTGGTGCTGGGCTAGGTGCGCCAAATGTTGTTGGTGCTGTTGTTTGTAATCCGCCATTATTTGCTCCACCTAATTTTTCCTGTGTACGACCAAAAGCCGCAATACCTAAAACGGCACCCATTGCGATGTGGAATAGACCAGCACCTTGTAGTGTTAATGGGTTCCATTGTGTAATAGGACTGTGTGTTAGAGTTTGTAATAAACTCCATAAGATTGGGAATACAACCATGTCCATAGTACAGACTAACATGTACATCCAACCCATCATTGGACGCCACTTGGCATTCATCCAATCTTCTTTTTTCTTTTCGCTCTCGCTTTTAACTTCTTCGCTCATTGTTCGCTCCTATATATTTGTTTAGAACCAGAGGAACAAGCCGTTTAGTGATAATACTAAACCAATGCCTGCCACTGCAAAACTACTCCAGAACATTGCCATACTAACTGCTAAAATACTTGCAGATAGAACAACAATAGCTAGTTGATATGCTGTACTAGCATAACCGATCCAAGGACTACCTTTTTTAGCTTCTTCACGAGTTGCTTCCATTGCTCGTGCTTCTGCCATGATTTCTTTCTTGTCAGCATCCATGCGCTCTTTTTCAGCCATGAATTTTGCTGCCAGTTGTGGGTCTTTTGTTGTTAACGCCGCAATTTCGTAACTTACACCACGACCATTTTTTGCTTGGTATTGTGCCCACTTGTTGTTAGCACCTAGTGTATTGTTTAATACTGTGCTAGACAACTTACCACCATACCAGCTGTTAACTGCTAGCAACAATGCAAATACAGAAATTACCATACCTGCTTTATCTTTAATCTTTGCTTCACGCTCACTTCTGCTACCTGCTGGTGGCTTTGGTGCGCCTTCGTCTTTTGGTTCCTTGTTGATTAATTTTAAAATTGAATCATGCAATGCCATTTATTCGCTCCTTTAAATGCTACTATTATTTAAGTGTTTCCCAGATTTTTTGCTGTCCTTTGTACCATTCTATCCAATCATTTTTGTCAGATTTGCAGTCGTAAAACTGTTTATAGTTATCTGTAATGCTTTCTAAAATAGCACTTAATTTTTCGTTGTCTTGCTCTACGGTTTTAAGATCGGGGCAAGGCTGTAAAAATTCTTTAGGAACATCGGGCCATTTAGGTACAACAGGTACACTTTGACATCCAGTTAAAATTATTGCTGTAAATAGGATGGCTATTTTTTTCATTTTTTAGCCTCCGGATTAGTTGCGGCTTTGTTAACTATTTCGTTTACTCTTGGATCTAGTTTACATTCAGCATCGACAATTTTTTCAACTTCTTTAATTCTTTCTTTAACTGTATTGTAATATTCAACACGTACTTTTTGTTTTTTCTTCTTTTCGTCTTCAAGGCGTTTGTTTAAATCTTTACTGGCTTCTTCGGCCTTAGCAACTTTTTCTTCAGCCTCTTTAACCTTGGCTCTCCATGCCATTTCTGTATCGTAGCCACCGCGCAACCATACTCCTAATACTAAAAGAACGATTCCGATTGGTTTTAAAAATTGTACGTACTTTCCATAGAACGGAATAAATTTACCTAACCACCCTGCAAATAAACCTGTAAGGCCTGCTAGTATGATACCCCAGTATAGCCAATTTAGTACAGCATCGGGTATTAGACTAAACATCCACAAGATTTGATCCACGTTAGGCTCCTAGTACATGTAGGGCGTGGTCGTAGTGCTTTTTACGATCTTCAAGACCAAGAGTACCACCGTTAATGCGTTTAGTCATTGTTAGGATATCGCCATTGTCTGCGTATTGATTTAAGTTGTTAGCTTCCCAGAACCAAGCGGCTGATTGAACACAACCTTCAAATGTTGTTAAATGTTCGCTAGCTTCGTCTAGGCTAATCTCTAAACTTTGTGCATAACGATTGTAATTGTCTTTGCCAGTTAACTGAATTAGACCACGACCGCAAAACTTCCAACCATCGCCACTTTCTTCTGGACCATTACCCATGCGATTTGCATAAGCACGATTGGCAATAGCTTGTTGATTGTGTGCATATTGTTTAGCAGTAGCCATGTCTGGGAAATAACGCGGCCATACACGCATTAGACTTTCTGCTTTATAATTTAAATTTTCTTTAATAGCACGGTAGCCACCTGATTCATGAGCTGTCTGTGCTAAGAAAGCCGCCACACGTGGAACTGTGTTAATATCATAATCTGGTAGAATAGCGCATAGTGCTTCGTGCCAGTGATCTGCATATGGTGCATTACCAACGCAGGCCTTAAACTTTGCTAATGTAAAATCAAAATCAAATCCGTCGCTCATTATTATTTCCTTTTTAAAGCAACCGCCCAATTGCGGTTTTCAAAAATAAACGTGTCGTTTATTTTATTGATATTGTAGTTACCAATATATTTGGTTAAGAACATCACCTCGGCCATACTTGCACTTTCGAGCATAATAGGGCCTGAAATTTGTTTGTGAACTTCTTCGCTCGTACCACTTGTAACAATATCAAATGTTACTCTGTCACCGTAGATGCGTTTAAAACTAATAGATTCATCTAACAGTTTAATTTCGTCTGCATAACTGTTAACAAAGAATTCTTGAAAGTTGTCTAACTTAGCTCGCTGTGTTACTGCTTTGTAAGACTCCTTGTCCATTGGTATTGCTGCCGCTAAATTTTCTTTAGTTGCTTCTTGGCTTTTAAAACTCTTAAAGTATCTAAACCTCCAGTTTTCAACACCACTTAATTTTGATACACCTTCAAGTATCTCAACAATCTGATCGGCGGCTCGTCTACCTCTCTCAATCTCGACAAACACTTTGTAATTTCCGTCATCTGTTTCGCCTGGACTTACATCTGCATCTAAGACAAATGCGTAACCCATTTCAATAAAATGTTCGAGGTCTTTTGCAGGATCTTCGCTATCAACTTCAAAACTAATGACTATGACATCCTCGTCATCTCCAATTTTACTTTTAAAGGAGTCGATATTAATTACTTTGCTTACAAAGTGTCGTAGGTCAAATGCTTTAAGGCTTTCGTTAATCATAGTCATATTTAAATTGCTGGTGGAGCGACTGCTGGTGCTGCCCCTGTTGGTACTGGTGCACCTGCGGCCGCTGGAGCTGCCGGCATAGCCGCTGGTTGCATTGCCGCCGGTGATACTGCTGGTGCCGCTTGTTCTTCGTTGCTAGAAGTAGATTTTTCACTATCGTTCTTCATCTTGTCCATGTATCCGCGATAGATGTCAAACGCAATTTTCTTAGGCATTTGAATTTCGACAATCCAGATAGGCTCGTTGTCTAACTTACCTTTTTTAGTTCCTGGGCGAATATCTTCTGGTGTACGAATAGTGCGAGGTTTTACAACATGAGATTTTTCAAATTTAACCCTACATCCTAGTTCTGTTAAACGCTTTGCCGCAGTAGGATTGGGCATCTTATCACGCGGCCACATAAATCCTGCTGTAATCCAGTGACGGTCTACTTGCGGACCGTAGGCTAGTTCTCCTTGATCCCAGTTTTCGTATACATACATGTCCATCTCGTCTAGCACACGTTCAAAGTCTTTGAGCACAGCTAAACTAGTGTTATTTTCGTATAAGTTATCAATGTTGCGTATAACATCTAAAATATCGTACATATTAATTCCCAGAGTTTTCTATACTTATTTAGCCCATCTAAAATCATAACATAACACTTTACTTTTTGCAGTATTCGTTAAATAAAAATGTAGGACCTCTGTAGTCATCGGGCGGTCACTACAAGTCCTACTTTTATGAGTAGGAGTTAAACTAGATGAGTAAAAGAGTGAAAAAACGCTTTACATCAGAAGTTAAAGTAATTGATTTTGAACCATATTTGCCACACAAAAAACAACGTGTGGTAATCAGCGCACGAAACCCCAACCAGAAGCTATACCTGAGCAAGTTGCACGACGAGCAAAACAGCATTGTTTTTGCCATCGGCCCAGCAGGCACGGGCAAAACTTTGTTGGCTGTGCAGAATGGTATTAAACTGTTTCAAGACGGTTTAGTAGACAAGATCATTGTTACAAGACCCGCCGTTAGCGTGGATGAGGATTTAGGATTTTTACCAGGTGACTTAAACGAAAAAATGGCACCATGGACACGACCTATTTTTGACGTCTTCGCAGAGTATTACAAACAAGCAGACATTAAAAAAATGTTGGAGGAAGGAGTTATCGAGATAAGCCCATTGGCCTATATGCGTGGCCGCACGTTTAAGAACGCATACATTGTTGCAGATGAAATGCAAAATGCCACAGTCAACCAGATGAAGATGCTACTAACACGCTTAGGAGAAGGATCTAAGATGGTAGTGACAGGAGATTTAGCACAGGCAGACAGACTAAGCGATAACGGATTGATAGATTTTTGCAACCTACTCGCACACAAGCAAACAAAACATATTGACATCGTTCAGTTTGGAGCACAAGATATTGAAA